TTGTAAAAATGTAATCGCTCCAGTCAAGCCCTCTGCTTTATATACATCAGTAGTGTCACCGTTGATCGTCAGGTTGCCAGTCGTAGCCGCAGCCGCCACAACCCTTGGATTAACTCGTTTGGATGAAAGCGTTTGAGTGTCTGTCGTGCCTACGACTGCGCCAGATGGAGCGGTAACAGTGGTAAATGCAGATGTGCCGTTGCCTAAAACCAATCCGGTGAGAGATGTTGCTCCTGTTCCACCACGAGCAACCGACAATGTTCCAGTCGTTCCGTTAACAATTGGCAAACCTGTCGCATTTGTAAGTGTCGCAGCAGTCGGAGTCCCCAAGTTCGGCGTAGTCAAAGTTGGGGATGTAGAAAGAACAATCCCACCAGAGCCAGTAACGTTAGTGCCTAGAGCTGTTGCAACACCGACTCCAAATGCCGTAATTCCAGTTCCACCATTATCAACTGGAAGTGTTCCTGTTACCTGAGTTCCAAGGTTTACGCCTGATAGAGCGCCACCCAATGTCAGGTTGCCGCTTGAAGTGACAGAACCAGTTAGCGTAATGCCATTGATCGTGCCTGTGCCTCCGACAGAAGTGACAGTTCCGACATACTGATCATTGCTGGTAACAGTAAAATTTGGATATGTTCCTGAAATGGAAGTTGTCCCTGCTCCAGTTAATGAGACAACCTGGTCAGGAGCAGTGTTGGTAATTGTCAAAGTACCATTAGAAGTAATTGGACTTCCGCTTACCGAAATCCCAGTTCCAGCGGTAGCTGCAACGCTAGTGACCGTTCCGACATTAACGCTGCCACCAAGAGCAGTATTGTTGCCGTTAATCGTGATGCTAGAGTTAGCTAGCTTGTTGTTGGCGATTGATCCAGCCAACATGGTATTAGTGACAGTACCAGTATCAGTCGTATAAACGCCATTTGTGACTGTTGCTGCGTTACCAGTAACAGAAATGCCCCAGGTTCCAGTTGCGTTAAGACCTGTTGTGCTGGGGGCGTTGACGCTTGCATAATTGAGAACAACTGCGCCTGTCATATCGTTGACGCTGACAACAGAGTCAGTATTGTCTATCTGCTCCCAGACTGATCCATTAAACACAGCCAGATCGCCAACATTCCAATCAGTAATGCCGTTGAGGTTGATCGTGCCAGGAATAGATACAACGTAATAGTGACCTTTAGTTCCAACACTAGATGTCAAGGCTGGTGTGTTTGTACTCGCATTCCATGCGCCTTGGTAAATCAGACCGCCTTGGATTGATGATGGAATTTGAGAAAGCGGAACAGTTCCACCAGAATCTAGCGTTGCAACACCAGATGGAACACCAGCGTCTAACTCAGAAGCAGTGCCAAGTCCTAAGCCAGATGCAATCCATTTTGTTCCATCAAAATAAAGAAACTGCCCTTCTTCTTTGTTTGAAACGTCTACATCAGTCAAGCCAGCCAAATCTGTTGCTGCGCTGTCACCCTTTGGACCTTGCAGCGCAAGACTGACTTCAATGGTAATTTCAGGCGTGTATTGAATTTCAATTATCTGGCTCATTTTGTAATCTCGTCCACAACAACAATGTTAAATGTTTCGGTTGATCGAACAATGCCAGATTCAGAAAACTGAATATCACATTGCAAAAGACCAACCGACCAAGTAGCGGATTCAGTCGCCGTTGCTGTTAGCGTAAATTTGCCAACATCAGCAAGTTTTGTTACAACAAGATCACAGATCAATTCGCCACGGGTTGTCCTGATCTGGCTATCAATATCAATGCTAGTCACGCTAGACGCAACACCATTATCCTTGTAAGTACATACAAGGCTAAATGTATCTCCACGTTTAAAACTGGCAATTGATTTCATTTTTTGATCCCTTCAGGTTCATCCGATTTTAGCCGCATAGACATGTGCAGGCAATGGAGTTAATTAGGTGGAGTTGACCAATCAATTTCAAGCGGGAATCCTGGCTGATCAGGCACGTCAAGCAAATGCTGACGATAGTCAGACCATGCTTGTTGTTGTTCTGGCGTCATGGATGACCACCAAATAGGGCTAATCCGGTCAGGTCCTGTGCTTAAAAGTTCATTTCGCTTTGCATAAGCTTTTTGCGTTGCAGCAAAAATGTCTGGAGCCCATTGTTTTGTATCATAATCAAACACATAATCCAATGACGGTTGAGGCGGCATATCAACCAGTTCGCCATTTTGAACATATTGATTCCCAATGGATTCAGCCTCAAGAATAAATTCTCCCTCTCCAGCTTGCAGCCCGAAAGTCTCGTCTTGGCATAAGCCAAAGCGAATGATCCTTCCATTTTCAGAATAAACAACAAAATGTTTCATCGTTTTGTCTCAATAACAATCATTCGTGGGTTACGAATAAAGTGACCAACACCAGCATTGGTTATGAATTGAACAAGTATTGTGTAATTGCCTGCCGGAATTCCAGTAAACAAAGCAGCGCCAGAAGCATTGGTTAAGTTATTAGATTTAACTGTCAAGTTTGGCACAATTGTGCTTCCATACCCGCCAATATAAACCTGACCTGTAATATCAGCGTCACCGTAAATGCCACCAAAGTATGCGCCGCCAGCAAAAGCATTGACCATCACATAAACTGGTTGTGTGCCTGAAATATAAATCCCTCCAGACAAAACCCCTGTCCATCCATTGCCTACTTGAATGTCTCCAGAACCTTGGAATACTGATGACACAGTAACAGACTGCCCAGCAATTTTTAATGTATCGACTTGAGCATTGCCTATTTTTGCATTGGTAATCTGTGCGTCTTCAATATACGCAGGGATGTTGGTATAGATGTAGGCGTTGTTGTCACCAGGCGGCGTATAGATCTGCATATACCGGCCGCCGTTGTTGTAGTTGCCTACAAGAATGCCGTACTCGCTGATATGCACTCCGTTTCCGCTGGCTGGCCAGTTGTACCCTGTGTATGCACCAACGTTAATTTGCCCACGCACGTTGGCTTGGTTCAAATTCATCACGCCAGATTTGTTAATCTGCCAACCTGTTGTGGATGAGTAATTATCAGATTGAATGGTGTTAGCAATCTTAGCAGAACCAATAGAAGCATCAAGAATCTTGGCAGAATTAATCGCTGCATCTGCAATCTTGGCAGTCGTGATGGTAGCGTCATGGATGTACGCTGCTTTCATGTAAGTGCCAGCAGGAACAGTAACTCCACCAATTGTTTGTGGTGCAGTAATTACAAAAAATGGCGATCCATCAACTGCTGTTGGGTTTGTGGCAACTGGAGCGATGCTGAATCGGTCAGCAATTACGGCGAACTCAGCCGTTGGCGTGGCGTTATTGTTCGTACTGATTAATCCGTACCCAGAAACATACCCGTTATTATCAATCTTAACGGTGTATTTGGCATTAATTCCATCAATGCTTGTGGCATTGGTTTGAATTGCTGTCGTATTACCATTGACAGTTGTTTGCAAAGTGGTAATGCTGCTTGACAAAGCACTATCAGCATTAGCTCTTGCTGTAGCTTCTGTTGTAATCGCTGCCGTATTAATGGCAATTCGAGCGTCATCAGAAGCAACCCAAGCTGTACCACTATAACGATAAAGCTTATTATTATCATCTGTATCAAACCACAAATCACCCGTGATCATTCCGGTAGTTGGAGCGGAAGTTTGGCTATATGTTCTAGTCTTTGTTGCTTGAGCTGAAATGGTTGTGATTTGGCTGGCAAACGATGAATCAGCATCAGCTCTTGCAATTGCTTCAGCAGTAATCGCTGCCGCATTTGCAGCAATGCGAGTATCATCTGTTGCCACCCAAGCAGTGCCATTATATCGATATGCTTTGTTGTTATCGTCTGTATCAAACCAAAGGTCGCCAGTAATCATGCCAGTACCAGGCGCTGATATTTGACTATATGTTCTGGTCTTTGTCGCTTGGGCTGAAATCGTATTGACTTGACTGGTTAAAGCAGAATCCGCACTTGCCCTAGTTGTGGCTTCTGCTGTTATGGCTGAGTTAAGTAGACCATAGTTGTAATCTACAGTACTGCTTAAAGCAGTGACGCTACTTGCTATTGCTTCATCAGCAGATGTTCTAGCAGTACGCTCTGAGTAAACCAACCCTGTTGTAACTAAAGATACGTCAGTTCCTGTATAAGTACCACGCAATTGACTAGCAAGCGCTTCACGGGAGATTGCCTCAGCGGCATCACCATTAATACGAGCCGTTTGTTCGTCTTGGATGGCTACAAACAAATCTTGTAAGTCACCCGTTGAAGCCGCAACCAAAGTATTAATTTGAGTTTGTAGCGCTTGATCTTGAGTCTGCCGTGCAGCAGCCTCATCCAATATCGCTTGCGCTCTAATGCTTGCTTCGGACGAAAGTCTTGCATTAACGCTGCCAGCAACAGTTGATGCCGCATCAATCAAATCAATGCGATCACGCAAACCAGACTCAAGTAAAGTTTCTTCAATATCGCCCTGTAACAATCCCCATGCTGGAGACAAAATGGCAGCGGAAAACTCGCCAGTCGTTGTTAGATTGTCATCGCCAAACGTGTCGTATCCAGCCGCACGGACGTAGTAGACAACGCCAGATTCCAATGGTTCTCCATTGTTATCTGCTGCAATGTTTACCCAATTATCTGGTCCATCATAAACAATCGTAGTGCTTCCTGGTGTAAACCCTGAAGTCTTTGACATCCAAATGCGGATAGCTTTGAAGTCTGGGTCGCTTGGCAAATCACACCTAAACCACATCGAGTTTGGCATTGGCTCAATACGAGCATTAACCAATGCTGCGATTTGAGGGTTGCTGAATGTGACAGATGAATAAGTAAGTGATTGACCAACTTGATTAACAGAGTAAACACGGAATTGATATGAGCGATACGGACCACCATCCGCAACAGCGTCAGCCAGTGTGTATGTATAAGAAAGCGCATTACCAATGTTTTGCGTGCGTACAGCCACACCACCAACATAAATGGCGATGGCATAAGACTGAACGCCTAAAACGCCATCCCAAGTGTAAGTTGCACTTAAACTGTCTTCACCAGCATAAAGTTGCAAATTTGTTGGTGGCGATGGCAAATCAAGTGCTGTCAAGCTAAGGCTAGTTGTGACAGTTGCACCTGCGCCAGTTAAGCCATAAGGCGTGACTTCAGCATAAAACGCTCCTGCACCATCAAAATCAATCTCATAGCTACGAGTAAGGTTTTGCGCTTGCTCTGCGACTAAGTTCCCATCAAAGTAAATGCGAACCCTTGAATAAAGAACGCCGCCACCAGTACCCCAAGAAAGTGTGACACGGTTTTTTAGGTATCCATTGACGTATGCAGTGCGGCTGATTGCTGTCAGATTTGTGACCGTAACTGGCTGCAATGGTAAAACTGTTGAGTCTGGTGGAGGCACAAATGTACCGCCCCAAGCATCATAAAACTCTGGGTATTCATCCGTTGCGACAATTTGCAAACGTGAATCGCTTGCAGGGGCAACGCTGATGATTTTGACCTTCTTCCCTGGAGTAGCTAGTGGAGAATAGCACCAGCGATGATCTTTTAAATCATAGCCAGACTGGAATTGCGGAGGTGTTGATAAAGTAATAGTGTCAGTATCTTCTACCCCACCAGCGACATTATAAGTATATGTTTGTCCATCAGGACGAATCAACATCAAATAATCGCCGCCAGCACTGCGTGGAACCTTTCGATCAAGCGTAATAGTAAATGTGCTTGAAGCAACAACACGCCCAGAGTATCCCCATTGCGTCAGGTCATGTGACAATAACACAACGTCACCACGCTGACAGACAAAACCTTCAAAGTCTGTTTGCCAAGTGATTCTTCGCTTGCGATAGTATTGTTGCGCTGCAATATAGTTGGCAAACTTGCCAGCCATTGTGACGTTAGTACATCCGAACAATTCAATGTTTGCAGGGCTTACTGGACTAGTAACACCTGGGACAGTTACCCTAACCTCATCTTGTTCCCAATCTTTGTCAGGGTTGCGGAATCTGACCACAATCTCATCAGACAACTGTTCGGTTATATAAGCAACTTCAAACGAATCACGAATGATGTTGCTCATGCCAAACGTCATCACTGGAGACGCTGATCTAGCATCGTAGACAACACCAAGCTTGCCGCTTGCCCAAGTTGGTGATCCAAATCCAGCTTTGGCAATGATGTTAATAATGTCTGCTGCTGTCTGTGATCCATCAATAACAGCATTAAATGTCAGATTTTCAACAGTGCAAAACGTAGCCCAAGCACTTAGTGATGCGAGATCAATTTGAGAATCTGACAAACCAATGCCATACATCAGCTTGCCATCTGCGTTATATCTTCCTTTCGCAAAGTGCATAAACCAATAGGCTGGGTTTGATGTTGGTGCTTCTACCCAAGCGCTACCATTNCAGTATTCTGCTTCGGCTTGAACTGTTGCAGACAATTGCTGGATTACGCCATTAAGCTGTTCTGAAGCTTTGATGATCAACCCAATGCGGTTTTTAGACCGTTTAATAGGTAGCCGTATCTTCCTGATACGAGCGCATTGTTGGGAAATTAAGTACCAGCGTGACTTTGGTATCTGTGCTTTCTGGCTGGCTGCGTCTGATGCGAATATCGTACTGCCCGACTGGGACATCAATAAAAATTGTTCCACGCTGAGGTTTTGATGTTGAACCAGTAATGACAAATACACCAGCAGACGGAGAACTTAGCGATGGGAAATAGTCGCTGCTAAATGGAGCGGCTTGCCAGTTTCCAGATCCAGCTACTGCATATTGAAGATAAAACTCAAGCGTTGCTTCTTTGAATACGCCTTTATTATCAACACGGAAAACAACCGCTTCAATATCTACGCCGATTCGATATGTATTGGTCGATGTGGTTCTATTAACCCAACCTGGATCCCAAGGCAATGACGCACCAGCAATGCTGTCTACGTTGCCAGGGAATTTAGCAAGCTTTCCATTGACATCAGAAGCAAATATATCAACGCCTGTGTAATTCAGTAATGGCGTTGTGCCAATGCGAAAATCATCTGCTAAAACTGTACCAAGTGAATTGTTAAAGATTTGGTACAGATACTGATCTTCACCACGATACTCTGTGTACGGTCTGGATGCTAGGTCAAAAAATATCCTGTGCGTCCCCATCACCACTGGCATAGATTGGTACGGGCGAGCTTGGTTTGAGCCGCCAGACAAGCTGTATGTTGGGCTGACTTCAGGAGCGGTTCCAGAAATATCTGATGGAGTTTTTGGTGGGAATAGAGCATTTACCAATAGGGAGCCGCCAACCGCAATAACAGCTCCTGCAATGATGGCTCCAGCAGCTCCTGCCGCAAATGATGAACCAAGCAAGCCCAATCCAGCAGGACCAAGTGCTCCTCCGGATACCAAAGTTGCTGCAACAACAACTGCAATTAACAAAACAGTTTGAATGACGTTTGAGCCACCGCCGCCGCCTTCCACACTTGCTTGCACGTTTAACATCTGACCATTTGATGGGCAAACAGTATCCCACTCTTCCACCGTCAGCAGACGGTCATCTAGCATAACAACAATTGGCTGATAAGCATCAACCCCCGCATTCAGCAAAATTTCACGAACACTTGTGCCTTCTTGAACAACAGTCATCATCTCCTTCCTGCCATTAACAGGAACAACAGGATGAGGCTGATAAATAATACTCAGGCTTTTAGAGAGTTCGGTTTCTTTCACTTCCATTTGTAATAACCCTCAACCTGTAGGAAGAACTTTTCCAAGTCACGAATCTTGTGTCGCACGACCATTTTGGCGTTCTCCATCGCATGTAAAACGCTTGGCTCACCATCAACTATACAGTACACGCCAACATGAGATGGTCTGCCTCTGCACAGCATTAAAACGACATCGCCTTCGGCTGGATTGTCCGTTTTAATCACTGCTTCTCTAGCTAAAGATTCTAATTGTTCTACCCGTTTGAATCTAGTGTTTTCACGCATTGTCCTGACAAATTCAGGCATGTCACCATTAAATTCTTTTTCTCTAACATCCGTCACCAAAGAGGCGCAATCTGCATCTCCAAGTGAATATGGACGACCAATGTAATTTTCTGACCAGTGCATAATCTTAGAACAGAGCTATAGAGTTATCGGGTCTGTATTGTATTGAAATAGCTGGCTTAGCGTAATAGGTTTTCAAACCCAAGTTCACCACTTACATATTGATTATTGGCTGACACGTTAAACAAGCTCATCGTGATTGACCATTCAATCTGGTTTGGTCGTGAGCGCATAACCTGGCTGAATGTGGTCGGTACTGCCTGCGCCACCATCCGTGGTTTCCAACCAGTACATCAGGTCACGACCCACGTTGTCAATCATCAACTGCGCCTTTGGCAACTTGTTCTCAAAGTCATCAGGAAGAACTATGTTGAATGGGAATGCAATATATTCGTATCCATTGCTCGTTAAACTTTGCGTATCGTTAATGACACGAATTGGTGTTGCAAGCTCAGGATGGTCAATTTGCAACAAAATCTTTGGCGATTCTGAAGCAGATACTCGTGCCAAAGTTGATTTGTATTCAGCAGAATAAGCTCGTGGCATTAGGCACTCCAAGTCTCAAGCTGACAAGTGATTTCCCATGCGGTTAGGCTGGCGATCATTGGTGTAGCAGTGTACGACCCATCTTTAAATCTCGCCTCAACTGTTGCGCCGCTTACTGGGTCTTTCATGTCAAAAAACAATGCGCCGCTTTGAATATCATTAGCAAACCAAGTTTCAAACGCTTGAAAGTTGGACTTAGAATTAATGAACAGTTTTGCGGATCGAGTAATCAGTCACACGGGTGCGAACTCTTAACCTGACGAGGTGGACCAGATTCCATGTCTGTTCGCATCACAGCAGAATCTCTTGCCTGCTGATACCCGTCAAACATAATCTTTACATAGGAAGGCAGTGCTGCCATTACATACTCCTTCTCAACCCAAAGGTTGATGAAAACTGCTGGCTCAATGAGCCATTATTTCTCAAGTCGCTAGCGATTGCCTTCCTAACCAACACTTCAACATCAATTCCGCTTTCGTTGCGAGTCGCCTTGGCAGTCGCCTGGTAGCCATCGCCGCCAGCTTCGTTCTTGATGTTGATATTGATGTTGCCACCAGACATGCCTGAAGTCGCTGCCTCCACCGACCAAGCCACCGTTGACGTAGCCACGGTTTAGGCGGTCGAGTAAGCCAACGCCCAATCGCTGAGTCGCTTCCTGATTAAGAACGTATTCGCCTTTGTGAACAATCCCAGCAGGCTGATACTTACCCCCATCTCCGGTGTAGCCGCCAGTAGCCAAACTAACTGGGAATGCCATCGCTCCAGCACCACCAGCAGCAGAACCCCATCCAGTGACGCTTGCGCCACCGATACCAGTATTGGTGGAGCCAGAGATAAACGAGCCAAGTAGTTGAGCAATCGGACCCAACACAGCCTGACGCAAACTCAGCCTAATTAAGTCAGCGATCATGCTGTCCACTAGGCTGGCGAAGTCTGCCTTGCCTGTGCGGACAAAGCTGACTAGCGCATCTTCCATGCCCTTGAACGAACTGGTAATGGAGTTACTGGTGAACTCAACAGCATTGCGTGCAGACGCTGCATAATCACTAAAGCCAGCCCTAAAGCCTAACGCCCAATTGGATTGAAGCGAATCAAGCTGACCATAATAATCACGGAAATTCTGCAACGCTTGCTGCAATGAATTGTTTATGGCGTTCTGTTGCTCTTTAAAATCAGGAGTGTCAATTGCCCCTTCAGATAATTTCTTGGCTAAATCAAATTGGTACTTTTGGAACTCACGGCGAATATCAGCTTCTTCACGAACACGGTTGAACGCTTCACGACCAGAACCTATTGCACCAAGCTGATTCTCATATTGTCTTGCACGAGTCTGCTCTGATTGAGCAATGGCTTCTGAAATTTGTTTTCCACGCTCACGCACATCATTAATTTCTTTTTCAATACGCAACAAATTTTCAACAGCAATATTTTGATTAAGCTGTGCTTTAATTTCATCTTGTTTAGCCAGCAAAGACTGTTGATCAGCAGTCAAAATATCTTTTGTTTTTAGGTCCGCAATCAACTGCGTAAACTTGACGTATTCACGCTCGGCGCTAGTGAGTTTTTCAGTTGTGCCAAGCTGAGCTTTCAATGCTGCTTCTTGCTCACGCAAGTTTTGAAGCAGCCTGGTTGCTGCATCGTCTGTGAAAGCACGACCTTGTGGGTCTTTGTATTTTTCATTGATTGCTGCAACAGATTGATTAAATTGTTCTTCAGTAATTAATTGTCTATCAAGCGCAAGCTTTTGCTTGGCAATTTCGTCATTTCTAATTTGCTCTTTGCTTCTGGCTGACTTTAACAATGTATCAACAGTATTTTGTGCAACACGCTTATCATTTTCAAATTGTTGATTGGCAGCAGCTTCTGCGGCATCAGTACTTAAAATTTGTTGTAGAGAAATATCAGCAAGAATTTTATTGCGCTCTTTTAAAAGAGCGTTTTGTTGACTACGCCTAAATACGTTGCCAGCACCACTTGATTCAATTTCATTGTATTGACGTAACTTTTTATTTACTTCATCAAGCTGTTTATTCAATTCTGTAACAGATGCCGTCCTGCCAAAAGATAAAACAGCATCCGTTGCACTGCTAACAGCGCCTTTGATTGATTTCCATGCTTTTTCAATTGTGCCAAGATTGGCATTAACCAAAATTGTTATTTGATCAGTAACTTGACTAAATGTTTCAGTGGCAAGGGTAGAAGCTTTTTGTGCTTCACCCTGATCTTGAAATGCCTTAATTTGACGATATGTTGCATCAGTCAAAAAGTTATATTTTTCATTCAGTTTTTCAATGCCTTTTACTGGGTCATCTGTTAACAATGCTAAATTCTTTTGCCACTTCATCAACAGCTTGACCAGTTGCTTTTGAAAAACGCAACAACTAGATTTGCCGACAGACTCAAGCTGCCCAGCAGAAAATCTTCCAGCATTCACAAGCGACAACTAATGCAGCAGAAGCCTGACCAACAGTACCAACGGAACTGGCAATATTATTTGCCATTTCAGAAAGCTGCCTAGATCGTAACACCAGCAGAATTTCCAGTAAGCAACAGTGCTTTATTAAAAGCGTCTGCTTCCGCAGAGCCTTTCATATAAGCAAGCCCAAGTGCAGCAACGCCAGCGGCAGCAACGCTAAGTGGATTGACCAGATTCAGCAAATATCGCCCAACAGCCTGCACTGCTGGTCCAATGCCGCCAAACATGTCTTTTAACTGACCACCCTGCTGAACCAGCACAAGGAACGGTGACTGACCGCCAGCAAGCTGAGTGGCGATGTCAGTAATCTGTGCAGGCACAAGAGACAGCGCATAGCCTGTGGCACGAGCGGATTGACCAAACTGTTGGTTTGCTGAAACAGCTTGGCGAACACGAGAAGTGTATTCACCAACCGTTTTTTCATCCAGACCAGCGCCACGCAAACGCAATTCTGCCAGTCCGACAGGACCTTGCGTAAGACCAACGATCTGACGCTCAATCGAACGAATTGTTTGTTCTTGTCGTTTGCTTAATTTATCTGCGGCTGCGTCAGCCGCATCAGCGGCTTTGGAAATACCCTGTGCAGCTTGATCGCCAGAAGTTTTTGCAGCATTGGCAAACTCTTTTGTCTTTTTTGTGGCGGTATCAATCGCAGCGGTATAGCCAGACGCATCACCTTCAATTCTAAATATCGCTTTTGCGTCTGCCATGTTTACTCCTTTCGCATCTCTTTTAACGCCACACTTTCCATGAGACGAATGTCATCCAAGATATCGCCCCACTCCCCTTCCAACACATTAAGTGCTTTCAGCACAAATGGCAATGCAGAATAGTCAAGTCCGGTTGCGCCGTTCATGCCTATCCTCCATTGAGTCCCCATGCTGACAAACACTTCAACAACTTTCTCAACATCAGGCAACAGCCAAATCACCGCTGCTTCCACATCCTCTCTGATCAGCCCCAGTGATGCAAGTTCTTCATCAGTTGGTGGCTTCTCATAAAGATGCTTCGCAGCGGCAGTTAGTTTTTTCTGCGACCCTCGGCAAGCTGTTCGCCGTATGTCTCAAAAATTGCTTTTACTACGCCGTGGTAATTGTCCAAGAGCTTTTGCAGATTTTCAACGTTGAACTCAGCATCAACGTCTTTCCACCCGCCAATAATCTCAGACAACACCACTGCGTTTACTTCTTCCGCTTTTGCTGCTCGTTCAAAGAAATCAACCACCTCTTTGCGGTTTTTATGCTTAAAAACCAAACAAAGAGGGGCTGGTTCTTTGCCAGGAACAGGAACATCAACAATCGCCTCAAACGTTGGTTCGGGCAAGATCTTGAACATTCTATTTCCTTTAAATCAACAATTAAGCGGAGTAACGAACAGGTTCTGCCAGGAGCGACAGCGTGACTTCCACAGCCATAATCTGATTCACCGTCAAGGTTGGGGTCTTGTTCAGCGAGATGTAGGCGTTGTAGAAAATCGTAGCGCCTGAAGGCAGCGTGATACGAACAGCACGAGGCAGGCGGTCATCGTTGGCAGTAGAAGCCAAGATAAAGCCTGGGAGCGTAGGATCGTCAGCAACACTAAATGTCAAACCAGCAGCAGACTTAAACGTAGGAATACGCTTCTGTGCATCGCCTTCAAGCAACTGATATTCCAGAAACTGTTGTTCGCCACCAGAAGAAGACGAATCCAGAATCTGAGCAAGTTGCGTCCAGCCAGAGATTTTACGCACTGAGCCAGCGCCTCCCCCAGTTGAGTAAATTGAGGTCAAAGAAGTGTCGATGCCAACCAAACCGAAAGTATCAGCAGTAAGTTGATCAACTTTGACAACTTTTTCAGTCAGACGTGACCAGCCAGAAGTCACTTCAACGATGTCTCCATCAGTTAGACCATGACCAGTAGATGTTGCAACGCCAGGATTGGCGTTGGTGATTCCGGAAACAGTCAAAGCCGAGCCGTAACCGTTAGCGATGGCGACCAAAGCGCCGTTAGGTAGAGAAATAGCCATTTTAATGCTCCTTACTAAGTATTAAACCAGAATGAAAAGTCTTGGCGTGTGCCATAAAGATTTGCGGTGTCATCGTATAGAGATACCATCCCTCCTTCAACATAGCCATCAAGTTGAGCAACCAGTGCATCCTCAATCTGACGACCAATTGAATCGGCTTGAAGCCTTGACTCAGCGAACACATTGATTTGGTAACGAATGTGCCTTTTGCTAGGTTTTGATGCCTCAAGAAAATTAACAGGGTTACCACCAATTCTGCTGATAATTGCCAATGGCTTTGCTGCGCCAAGATTAGCAGTGTCAAAGAATACACCGCCTGAAGCTAGTGACAAAATCGCATTACGAACCTGTGCCTCTGGACTCATGTTCAACCCTCGGCATCAAACTCTGGCAATGGTTTGCCAGTATTCATTAACTTAACTAATTCTTCAAAACGTTCTGACGCTCGTTTCCGCATAGCTACAAATGCTTTTCCAGTTGCATCTGCTGAACCACGAATAAATGGTATTGGTGGTGCATATCCAATTACTGGACCATTCTTGCGGTTTTTGACTGCATGACCAAATTCAATCAGGTGAGCGTAGCCAACTTTAGCAGTGTTCCAGCTAACAGAATAGACTTGCTTGCCGCCGACAGACATTTCAGGCGTGAACGCATGATAAATTGATTCACGCAATTCGCCAGGAACAACTTTGCCACTAACCTTGCCTGGTGCGCTGTATCTATTCTTTGGTGGTCCAGCATACAAAGGCGCAAGCTCTTTCGCTCTCTCTGAAATAACACGAGCGCCAGCCAATGCTGTTGATCGAGTCACACGGCGAGTCAATTCTGGGTCAGCAATGGATTCCAGTTGCTTTTGCAACGTCTTGTCAATATCAAAGCTGACTTCAAATTGACGTTTAGCCATTGCTTGCTCCGGTCTGACAAACAAGGTCAACGTACTGCTTGTTCTGACGGTCAAGAATCACTGCCTGAATGTCATATACAGTACTGCCATCCATCAATCGCATTCCTGCCGTAATATCACTGCGATACCGAATCCTGATGCTGGCATCCACCACTGACATCTGCATCTCGCTACGAATCGTCTCCATGCCAGACTTCTGCATGATGTGTGCCCAGACAGTCGCCACTATTGACCAGCCAGACACTTTCTCGCCAAGCTCATTCTCAGCAGCCAACCGCTGCTGGATCACCACACGGCGATTCAGCCTGCCTGCTCTCATAGACCCATCCCGACTCGATGTGGTGTAAGCAGAAACATGACACCCATTGGCAGTTCAACCATCTCAATCTTGGATTCCACCACCGCCTCACGGTTAGCATACAAATGCCCAACCAGTAGCATGATGGCAGCTCGGACAGACTCATTCACAACCATTGGGTCGTCACCAGCCGTACCAGCAAGCACAGCAGCATCTAAATCGCTTTGGTTAGAGTAAATCTTTCGATTCAAGTAGCTGGCAACACCCTCTTCAGAGGCTTCGCCATAAGCAGAAAACAAGGCGTCCTCATCTTCGCCATCGACTCGGCAGTGTAGCTTCAGCGTGTTCAAGTCAACTAGCATGAGCCTTTCCTTCTGAAAACGTAGGTATTGATGCCTTCTCGACCAAGCTCACTTTCAATTTTTGAGCATTCCAACAGCTCAAATCCTTGCTCTTCACACCAGCGAACAAACCCATTGTGTGAGAAATACCAAATATGTTCGCCAGGTTTATAGTGCTTGCTTTCAGTGATTTTCGTACAATCCTCGAAAATAGGCAATGACACAAACAAGTATTTTTGCACCTGGCGCAGGAGTTTCCACGGCTTTTCGATGTGTTCAAGCGCATCCCAGCAGGAAATTGACTCAACAGGCGCAGCATACGGGCTACAGAACCTGTCGGTGTCCTTCAGCCAAGCTAGAGCGGACGGATTGACATCATATCCTCGGCATCCGAACTGTTCGACAAATTTACCGCCACCGATGCCAATATCGACAAAATCTAACTCATTAGTAAATTTTCTGACTACATTGATGCGTGCCTGCGTCAGCAAATCACCCATCAAACTGGCATCCCGCTTGCGGTACTCTTCCCAGTAGTCCTGCTCATAGGAAATGGGCGGGGCAGGGTGGTATCCAATGCCCTTCTCAGGAAACCAAATCAGAGTATTGTCTAAGCCACTTGGTAAATTTATCTGCATGATTGGTGATGTGCTTTTGGCAGTTGTGTTTAGGGTCAAAACATTTACAGAAATGGTCTGGCAACGCAAAGTGCATGTTACTCAAGTCTAGTGAATTGTGGGTGATTTTATCTGGCGCATTGTATCCACCGTATCCACCAGCGACAATCCAAGCTGGCTTGCGATAGGCAAGAGCCGCTGGCACAAGCCAACCGATTCCACCCACAACGAAAGCGGAATGCTGTACCAAAGCAAGAAGCTGTCTGACATTTAATTCTCCATGATGGTACTGAACGTCTGCAACAGGAAGAGGCTCTAGCGCCCATTCCTCGCCTTGGGCAAGGTCAGCTATAGACACGACCTTAAAACCAGCGTCACGAGCGATTTGAGCAGCTTCTGCGACATATTGAGGCAACGGGTTGCGTGATGGCGTCAGCCATTCACGCCTTACGCTAACAGGACGGAGAACAATATATGGACAATCAGAAGACACAGCGCCATAAAGAGGAAGATTAAGAACACCAGGAGCAAACCCAAAGGCTCGTGCCATACCAGTAAAAATTCCCTCTTT